TTGTAGGGGACTGGCTGGGTCTCTCGGTATGATGTGGTCGGCCTGCCACGGATCGTTTGGTTTTTCGTTCTCGCCGCAGATTGCGCACGGACCGGGGGTACCTCTCACCGCTTCGGCTCTTTTACCGTAGTTGCCTTTGTACCAGGGGCGAGGTTCGCGCTGTTGGTTTATTTCGCGCTGTCGTGTTTGGTGACATTCGCGGCAGCGTGTTTCGCTCGTAAGTTTGCCGCACGTTAGACAGGGTCGGGGTAGTCGCACGTGGTGTCTACTGGGTGCGGGTCTCTTCCGCTTTCACCACCCGTTGTTCTTTCTTCGGGTCTCCCCCAGTGGGGTCCTTTGTGAATGCTTCGCGGACTGCATCTTCGATTACAGGCATAACGTCGTGGACCGCGCCTACACTCGGGTCACCTAGCCGCACCTTGATCATCTTGATTACGCGATCGGCGTTCATTTGTTTTCTCCAAGCGTTTGCGCTTTTCCAGTAAAGCGTTCATGTATGCAGACCAACCGTCGCCTCTCGCGTCGGTAGGCACGAGGCTTAAGTGCAGCAGCGCCTCGTCAAGTTGTGCTATCGTGTCGCAATCTAGAATGGTTAACCTCATACGGAAACCACTCGACCTTCTGACGGGTAAACTGACACAGAACTTAGTACATAATAACGGCGGCCGGCTGTCTGTCTATTGGTTCGTCGGCGAGTCGAATACGCGGTTGCGTATCTGGTTGATAACTGTCTCGCTGTAATCGTCCATGATCATTCGAACCTCGTCTGCGATCATGTTACGCAAACCGGTTTCGCGCACAGAGCAGAGGCGACATATTCGCCAATCGTCCATTCGACCTACAACGTAGGCTTGACCGCAGGCTTCGCATTGGTTTACTGGGTGGGTGGTCACGTGTTCCCCTTACTCGTGTCGCGTATTAGTTGCAAACCGTATTCGTCATGGTTCGCGGTGGGTGTGACACCTGCCTTGAGTCGCAATTCGTTTCTCTTAAACGGACTGTAATCGACAGAGTGATGCCAGCGTTCCCATCGCCAGATAATCTCCACCACATCTGGGTGCTGTTCTTTAAGGCTCTCGGCGAACTTGAGACGGTGGTCGCTGTCTTGTTCGTACACGTTATCGGTGTTACCACCTTTCATACCTTGCGACCCATCGCCCCTCGAGGTCGGGTGCTTATCCATTAGAAAGTTACGGAACAGCACGGTTGCCCACCCGTCTTTCAATGCTCGTAAACACAGGTCGGTGTCCTCGTTGTATCGACCTCGCCATCGGTGCGGTAATGCACTGTTGATTAGTGTGACGGAATACACGCGAGTGTTAAACGTTACGGGCACTGTCATGTTGTCCGCCATAAAACCTCGCTCACTTAAACCAGCAAACGCCAGGTTGTCGTAGCGATCCGCAAAGTCTTCCACCATGCGCAGCGGTGCGCTGGACTTGTAAACCATTAAGCGTTTGTTGTTGTGGCTTCGACCTAGCCCGTGTACGTTGTCGTCAATGATCCAATGCCACGGCTGATCGTTTTGTATCGCATGGTCCCAGATCCAGTTGCGTGCAGGTATCGAACCTTGACCGAGATCCGCGAACGGTAGCTCCAAGATGGTTGCGAATGGACTACCGCCTAGATGTTCTTTGTACAACTCGGTTTCGGTGGGCTCAACAACGAGGAAGTAATGGACTCCAGCCTGGTCTAGCAACTTCGGTGTAGTCGCGCAGTCGTATCTGCCTTTGCTCGGTATGTACACGGGGTACTTCGTGTCACTTGGTTCACCTTGCCAAAAGTATTCACCGTTGGCTGCTCGCTCCGGCGGCGGCCACCATATTTTCTTTTGGTGGCTTCGATTGTTTAGTTGTAACTCTTCCCGAAAACTTTGGTAATCCTCTTCCGTCGCAAACATCATAAGTATCTCGCGTGCCGCTTTTACTTCCTTGGCGGTGAACTCCGGCAAACCCCACCACACGTCGGTCCAGGATCTCTCCATCTGAAACAGCCCGTCTTGCCCGCTGTCGTATGCGTTACCGCCGCCCACGCTATCTTTGTCAACTACTTCGAATGTCATACCTTATCCTCTAACTTGATACTCAGAAGGTCGTATTGACCTTTGTTTCTTTTGATTTTACCTGCCTGCGCCATGCGGCGCAAGTCTCTCGTGCTTACACCGATCCACATGCTGGCCGCTTCGGGATCAACCCACAGTTTACCTTGCTTACTCGACAATAAAACCCGCAGCAATCTGTCCATTCTCCAGTTTGTGTCGCATTTCTTACAGTGCACTTCGCCTGTAATCTGCTCCTTGCTTACCCATAGCGTGTTCTCGCAATCACCGTCGTCACCGTCAAGGGTTGTTGCTGGGCAGGTAACCCTCCACTTGGTTTCATCGGTTTCGTTTACAGCCTGTTTCGCTGCAGCCAGTAACGCTTTGACCTCGAGGAAGAAATCACGAAACGCTGGGTGTCGATCAGCGGCCATGTGAACCCACTGATCCAGGAACGAAACGATACCGCGCAGATTTCGATGTGCTTGAGTGCTCTTATTTCTTTGTTCGCTCGCCACCCCATACGGTGTCAGATTAAAGAATGTGCGCCAGTCTTTCTCCCACATTTCAAGGACGGCAACGTAGTCGAAAGCCGCCATACTGTCCAACCCTTTAATACTTACACCAAGTGATACTTCGCTGGTGCGCCCGTTTCGACCAGCACCGATCGGAGCTCCTGTGGCTTGCGATTGGTACTGCAAGAGATCAGCAAGGTTCTGGCGCGTTCTCGTAACACAGCGAACACAGGTCGGTCGATCACTATCCTTGCGACAGATCTGACAAGTCATCGTTTTCGACATAGCGGGCACCTGTCCTCCCCGAGCGGGTCACCATGTTTGCATGGTTCGTCTGCATACAAATCCATAACCGTTACCGGCCCTCTGCTTTTCGGTGCAAGGTATTCGTCCGCCCAGCGTTCACCGTTTAACCATGTCGCCGGGTTCGCGGTAAACATAGGATCACGATTTGGATCATCTCTGTACCGCCTCGCGCCGTCAATGATATCAGACAACTCGGCTTTCTTAAGTGCGGCACGCCAGGCTTTAACCGCGCTGCCTTTCGCTACTCGCTTCGGGTAAACAGACCAAAAATCTTCAAAGGTGTCTTTTTCTTTAGTGGGTTTAGGTTCTGGTTGGGTATTAGTTCGTTCACCACCCATGAATACACCCGTGTCGTCACCAGCGGGACGGGTATCGTCACTGGCGGGATACCCCCCCAAATCTTGATCGAATAACGAACAGTGCAACTGTCGATCCCAATGCACGTGATACTCATTACTGGTCCAGTCGCCTCTGTCGCTTAACCTGTTCCGAAAACAGATCGCACCGACTCGCGCCAGGTCAACTCGACAACGATCAACCGTGCTCGGGCTTACCTGCATTTGCTTTGCGAGAGTCTTACGCCCAGGAAAAGATCGACCTCTCTGATCGCCGTACTTGCGAAGCAGCATGTACAAGCGCAGACTTTGGCTGGTTACGTCCTCGAAAAGTATCCAATGTGGCACCATCTCAAACGGACCACGGTCGACAATCGCCCAGCCATCGTTATCTTCCTGCATGGGTTTTATTCTCGTGTAACACTCTGATCCTCTCTAGGTAATCGCGTAGTGCTTGTGCCTTATCCCAACCGGCCATTTTCCTAGACATTTCGACCGGCTCGTGCACTACGCGCCAGTCGGTTATCTTAACCGTGTCGTGCTGCACGATTAAAGCGAAACATTGCGCACGCTGAGCCAGGCGCCGAAGAATACTGAACGGCTTATCGGATCTTGTCGTGGACTCCACTAGATAAAGAGGATCACGACAACTGCCTCGGTGACACACACCGAACAAGTCCAGGTCTATCGCGTCCGCGTTGGTCGGCATCTCGGATCGATGCCAGTCCTGGAACGTGCGATCCGCATACAGTGACTCGTTCATAACCTCGAGAGGCATTAGACCGTACCAACTATCCTCATGCGCAGAAACTTCGAAACAGTCAGCCCTTTCTCCGCTGCGGCCTCTTTAATCATCTGCTGCTCGGCTTCACTTACTCGCAAGGTCAGCATTACTGTTTTCTTGTCAGACATTAATCCTCCTAGAACGGTGTCGGCTCTTGTGAAGCCCACGGGTCATCTTGCTGCTTTGCCGCAACGGTGCTGCGTTCTACTCGCTGCATATTAACTGTTGTCCACTTAAGGTCGGCTGCGATGTGATCTGCCGCCACCTCCCAGGCGGTTCTCTTGTTACCTTCCTTATCATCGTACTGTCGTGATTTTACTTTACCGACGACAACAACCGCGTCACCTTTTTGGATTGAGTTTGCTACGTTCTCGGCCATTTGTCGCCAGGCGCTTACGGTCCAGAAAGTTGTATCAACATCTACCCAACCGTCATCAGTTTTCTTCCGACCGCTTGTGACCACTCGCAGATTTAACACGGCGTCACCTTTCGCAGTGAAGCGGAGCTCCGGATCTGCGGTGAGCCTGCCGGTCAGGGTTACTGGTGCACTCATCTGTTTTCTCCCTTGCGTTTCGCTCTGTTAATCTGTGAGGCATAATGACCGCCCCAGATACCGTACATTTCATTATTGTCGCGTGCGTAGGCATAACATTCGGCGCGGACTTCACATCTTTGACAGACTGATACAGCCATTCGATATACCTCGATGTTCTCCATCTGGTACTCGGGAAAGAATATGTCTGCGCCGACTTCGCGGCAGCGGGCTTGTTCTCGCCAATCTTCTGTCACTGGTAACCCGCGTCCTTAAGTAACTGTGCAGCATTCTTAAAAGTCAAGAGTGCTGGCCATTCTTCGATAGTGGTCGGCCCGTAACCGTCTGGCCTTATGACTGCTAAACCTAACACGCCATCGGCGGCACGTAAAGACTGCTGCCGTAGTGTACCGGTCAAATCCAAACCGCGCCGTGCTTTAACTTCGATATCAACACCAACAACGCCAGTCACATCTGAACCTGGTCGACCAGCACCAACCGGCTCGGCGAAAGGCCAACCAGCAGTTCGCAGATAGTTGGCGACTATTCGCTGCGTGTCGTATCCTCGCTGCTTACGGCTTGACATCTCGCTCCCAACTATGTTTCGACCAGCCTTCGGCGTGCGCCGTTGCTGGGTTCTGTGTAATAAAAGAATGACAACTACGACAAAGCGCAACAAGGTTTTCTGGATCAAGGATCGAGCCGCCTCGTGCGCGGCTTACAATCTCGTGTATATCTTCGCTGCGATGTGAACCGCACCGCATACAAATCGGGTACTCCTCGAGGAGCTCCGCTACAAGAATACGGCGCCTCTTGTAAAGGTCTTGCATTTTTTTGCTGCGATGCCTCACGTGTATTGTCCTGCGCCTTCGGCCGCAAACTGGTGACGCAACGCCGCACTCACCGTCTGACCCGTGCTGATCTGGTTTCGCAAAGTATTCATGCGCTCTTTGCATGCTCTGTGCTTCGCGTAAGCCAACTCATACTCCAGGCGCTCCGACGCGCTCATTAACGTCGCCTTATGCTTGCGCATCTCCATTGACCCTTCAGCCTTAATAAAGGCTTCCGCGTACTTCACCTCAAATGCTTGCTTCGCCACCACGGCTTGCTCATCTAGGCGTGCAATCTCATCTGTGGCGGCGTCCAACATGCGCGACACCTCGGCGAGTCTTTTAATGACTCGTGTCTGTTCAGCATGCATAACGCGCCTCGTGTGGCGTTCTGCAGGTTTCGATAAACCATGCGCCGCACTGACTACATCTTGTGATGCTCTCCAATAACCGCTTACGTGTCCATTGTGTTTTCGGCGGCTGTAAGTCTCGCGGGTTATCTGGCGGGCGCGGCTGCGTCCTGCGCAGGTATCGCTGTTTTGCATGCCATGACATTCGCTCCCAGTCCTGTCGGCGCATTACAGTTCTCCTCGCACAATACCTGCCATGAGTTTCTTAAAAGCAAACTCGGCGTCCTCTGCGTTCTCGCGTTCTACTCGCTTGTAATGTTCGTGCGCAAAAAAAGCCTCTTGCGCTGCTCGCATGTATTCGATCCCCCAATGCGCCGACCATTTACTGAGATCCTCGATGTCTGTGAAACCTTCGCCGTAAAGTTCCTCCGGGGTCACACCGAGTTTACGGAAAAGCACTTTGAGATGTGATCTCTGTCCGATGGTGCTTTGCTCCTTCGACCAGAAAAAGAACCTTATGCTGTCGTCGGTCGGGACATTCTCTGGGTTATTCACATCGGATCACTCCCCGGTACGTATCGGTTACCGAAATCTGCTTTGTCTTGTTCTCGCTGAAACTCGGCGTGTGCCGGACAGTAGTTGCGCTCCCAGATTGCGGGTAAACCCGCTGCCGTTGTGCAGCGAATATACCAATAGGAAAGACCTTCGCGGTCGCAGCCTTCCGCGAGACAGGTTATGCGGCTCATGACACTTCCTCTTTTCTCGCCGTCCACATATCAAGCAGATGTTTCTTATCGGCGTCTGTCACCACATAGCGACCTACGTCCTCACCGACCTTCATCAGGTCGGCCATGTTCTTAGATTTAAGGATCTGGTTTTGCCAATCTTCGAGTTTTGACTGATCGGCTACGGGCTTAGGTTCTTCGAACGTGGTTGATATGTCGTCCTGTGCCCAGAGATCCAGTGCGACACCGAACCGCATGGCGGCGTTACGGATCGCGTTACCGATGGCGGCTTTACGCTTGTCGTGCCAATCCCCTTTACCGATCGGCTCACCGTAACCGATACGTGTCACATCGCAGACAGTTAATCGAATCCACAATCCGCCGTGTTCATCGAAAGCGGGAAGCCCGCTCTGATCGAAGCCGAGCGGCTCCCAAGTCCACTCAGGGTCGACCTCGAGGAGCCGCTGGGTTACGGCGGCGTGACCAACGAAATCCAAGAGCAGACCAGCCTTCGGCAGTTTACCTATCGCACTATGCGGGAACGGCTGTCGCAGTTTCTCTGCTGTTTCTTTATTCATTAAAACAATCCTTTATCGGTACGTTTGCGTGAACGGTTGACCAATGTTGCTTGCCATGCAAACCACGGAGCTTCGGCTTCGGGTTTACGACGATCCAAAACATTTCGTCCTGGACATACCTCGGTGCCTGTGCGGGTCGAACACCTTTCCACTCTGGGTAACCTGCGCGATCAACGTAGGCGTCCCACGTGCTTCCAATGAACTGGTAGAGACCGCTGCCGCCTGGTGACTCAACGCGCAACTTGCCGCGTGACTCGCGCCAGATAATGCACTTACGCACAGGCTCCCATTTCTCTTCATAATGAAAGCCGCGGTACTGACTGTCGGGTAGATCCTCTGGTCCTCTCGCGGCTACAACTGTGAGCAGTAATGCTTCGATCATCGACGGTTCTCCTTCGCGTACATGCGCCGACTAAGCACGTAACGCTGGCGGCGCAAGGCGGATATTTCTTGAGCCAGTGAAGCCCTTCCTGCATAGAAACCTAGAACCGCCACAGTAAGCGTCCAGGCTGTCAGAATCATTACTTGTTGCATTATTCCTCCCTAGTAGAAACTTTTTTCTTCCTGGTACCCAACATCGCAACGGCACTCGTCCTCGTACTCGTCGCAGTTGTCGCAGTACGGATATTCCTTCGGCTCTAGGTGACTATCTGGTGTAGGTACGTGTTCCATCACTCACTTGTCTCTTTCGTGGCACTTACAGTTGCATGTTCGTTCGATACCAAACACAGTCATATCGGGGCCAGGGCACCTGTAACAGTCGCGCTCCTGACCCCGATGGGGCTTGCAGTAACTTGAGACGATCACGCGAGCCTTCGCGCATCTTCGATTGCTTCCATGAAAGTCTTTGCATTGAAGTTCGGGTTGGATCGTTCACACGCTTTCCGCACCGCTAGATACATGACCAACTGGTCGTGCTCGGACATCATGCCGTTCATCGCTTTACCGATCTCTTCGGCGAACACCTGGAAATCTTTTCGCGTCATCATTTCTAATCCTCCCACTTCGGCTCTTGCAACCATTTTGGCACCTCAAATGCGATAACGGCGTAGCGGTTCACCTTGTGCCAGAAGAAACCTTGGAAGTATTCGTAACCCTCGGGCATTAACCGATCAAGATCCACATTCGGGACAATCGGTCCTTCCTGCAACAGTTCAGCAACTGCTATTGCGTCTTGCGACTCGGCGAACGGCAAACGCTGAACACCGTCCGCGCTTGTTTCGTAACAAAGAATGTATGTCATTGCTTTTTCCCCTCGGTCTGGTTCTTGCTGACAGGAACAACATTAGTGGTTCGTAATACATTTGTCTACCTTATTCGAAGAAAAAAGCAAAAAAAGTTCCCCTCCAGCGGACCGGGGGAGATCTACGCCAGAGGGGAACATGCGGGGAGGATTAGCCCGCAGGCTTGACAGTACTAGGTAAGGCACCCAGTTGTCTACATGGGTTGCTGCTTAGTTCGGCTAGTCATCAAACCACTCTGGATCCACGTCAGGGACGTTTCTCTCTGGGTCTAACTCCACTTGCGCGCTAAAACCCACAGGCGGTTTATCTGGCTCGTCCTCGGCCGTCTGGAGGCTTGCGCTGATGCCAGCAACAACACGCAACAAATGCAACATTTGGCGGGTCGAGTAATTGACACCACGGATCTTGAGCTCCACCCCGTCCACCGTGATTTCGACGTCCACCACGCCTCCAAAAAAAAATAAAAAAAGTGCCGTTTCGGCTAGACAATGTATTACACGAGAGGTAATGTATTACCCATAAGAGCAACACCGACCGAGGGAGAAAAAAATGTCAAGAGCAATCGACCGAGCCACACGCTGGGAGTTCTGCCTGGAGCAAGCCGGGTTCATCGTCACTCGTGAATACAGCGAGAACGTCATCGGCCACCGCCAGGTCAGGTTTGAGGCCATGATCGGTCATACTCGCCTATCCTGGTTCGTTGTTCTAGATACGCCGCGCACCCGGTTCGGAATCGGGTCGCACTCATATACCTGGGGAGGCCAGAGGATCACCAAGTCACCCAGCCGCATGGCGCAGTGGATCTTTTCAGAGATTGAGTATGCCAATTACAAGGCAGAGCAAAGCGCGTAGTCGAAACCCCTTCGGGGGTCGTGCGAGGGTTAGCCGCCCGCACCTGAAGAGACAGGCCAGACCGAGGGAGGTCAAAATGGAAATCACGAGAGAACAGTGCAGAGAGATTACGGATCGGATCCTGCTCGCTGCTCAAGCAATCCTAGATGAGTACGGTCTAGTCATCGACAACCAAGCCGTGCGCAGCGAATACGGCGAACATTACCAGATTAAGTTACCGGCGCAGCGACCCTTGCTCGGTCAGAACGGTGTAAACCTCAACGACAAGTACGCGAAAGCATTTATGTCGCACGCATGGAAGCACGGGATCACCGACCCAGAAACCGCGCTCGGTTCGAACTACACCGACGCACGCGGCGACCGCTGGCAGGTGCTCGGGTACAACAGTCGCGCACCGAAGTACCCGTTCATCATCAAGAACCTATCAACCGGAAAGACACATAAGGGCACAGAGTCGCACGCCCGCTACATGGCATCCTATGACTCCAGCAAGGTGGCAGTTTTAAACGGTCTCCCCCGCTAACCCTCGGTAAGAAAAACGAAAGGCCCCCGCCTACGGGCGGGGGTTGCCCCCCGGCCCGCCGCCGTTCCTTCCGGCGGGCTGGGGGTTTGCTCAGGGGGTACGTCTAGCGCGATTCCTCAAACCACTCGCTGGTGTCCTCAGCGAGGTTGCGTTCAGGGTCAAGGTCAAGGTGGGCGGTGAAGCCAGTGGCGGCGGGCTTGCCTTCAGGCTCACCCACATTTAGGGCCAGGGCGATAGAGGCGCAGCGCGTCAGCATGGCGGTCATCTGCCGGTAAGTCAGATCCACACCCTGGGTGGTCACCTCGACCTCGCCCACGGTGATCTTGACCCTCATGGCCGCGAAGCATCCTCAGCCAGCGCGGTGTAGGCAATCGCATCCAGGTAGTGGTCGCGGGCGTAGCCGTGGCGGGCACGCGCCAACTTCAGCATCACCATCATCGCGCCGACATCGGCCACCCCAAGATCCTTGCCGAGGTAGCCACCCCACATGGCGGCGATGCGGGCGAGCGTGTCCATGGGGTCACCGTGGGTGGTCATCCGTTCACCCATCATCGTGGCCACAGCATCTGATGGCAGCGCAGGGTCGATCACCGAGCCTCCTACAAGGGTCGCGTCTGGCCGCTGGCCAAGACTTTGCAATAGGCACCGCACGCGCAGATCATGCGCGGGTAACTCATGGTGCGCGTGTACGCCTTCCCCATCGGGGTCAAGTCGCTACCGCCGCACGTCGGGCAGCACGTCAAGTCATCAGCCCACAAGCCCATATGTGGCAGACCAAGGTACGGCCACAGGTACTCAGCGAGCAGCTGCGTCACGCGCACGTCCTGGATGTTGTAGCGCTTAAACTTCGCCCAAGCCGCCTCGTCACCCTCGAGCACCTTGCGCCACAAGCCCTGGCCGCCAACGTCCATCTTGGTTTCCAAGCCCAGCACCTCAGTGACGTAGCCCAGGCGATTGCTGGCGAACTTGAACAGCCGCCGGTTTTCCTTTAGCAAATCCACGTCCTGCCATGGCGATGGCGGGCCAAGGCCGCTGGTGACGAACTCGCGCATGACGTGCTTGTTATCAAAGCCGCGATGGTTGTAACCAATAACAATGTCGGCTTCATCTAGCGCGTGCCACATCGCCTCCACCATCTCGGTGCGGTCGTTGTGGTGCTCGCTAAAGAACATGACGCCCTTGGCGTCCATCCACTTACCTGCCCAGCACAGCAGCCGCGATGGCTCCACAATCATGTCGGAGCGAATGTCGGCCCCGTACAGGTTGTAAGTGTAGGTCAGGTGCGGGCTGGTCTCAATGTCGTACACCAAGACCTTGGGTTGTTTAGGCGTCAGGCGCTCGGCCAGGCTCACAGCGGCACGCTCCCTTGCGGTGAACTTCCACCGACTTTTGATGGATGTCGTGGCCTTCCTCGCGCAGGATGGTTGCTATCTGGTTGGCGCTCAATCGAGCGGGGTCGCCCTTGGGCACCGCCATGGCATTGCGCAGCGCCTGGGCGTCCTTGTCGGCCAGCGAATCCAGCAACGCACCGACGCCGCAGGGCTTGCCTGTTGGGGAAGGCTTTGCGGTAGCAAGCCTGTCGGCGAGGGTCACATGCGCCCCTTGGGGTGCTCCTTGACGAACTGCCTAATAAGTTGCCGTGCCCGCTCGGGGCGCTTGCGGTTGCGGCGAGCGATGCCAATTGCTTCGTGCCACCAAGCCAGATCCTGCTTGACATCCACCTTGCGGCTCGTCCAATCACGGTGTCGGATAACGCGAGACACCGGCAGAGAACCAGGTCCCGCTTTCATCGCGTTAAGTAAAGCCGCGGTGAGCATTGCCGTGGACACAACCTGGTCAACAGTCATGCCTTTCATCGTGCCATCAATCTTTCGACTACGCCCCAAAGACTCAATCTCAATCCCGTAAAGGTGAGAGTTACCGCGATCCTTCGGGATCACAATGTCTTTACCACGGCGAGGGAACTTCCACGGACCGCCTCGTCCAGCATGGTAAGCACCGCTGCCGCTACACACGAAAACCATTCCGTCACGAGCCACTAGAAAATGCGCGGCGCGAACCGGGTTGTACGGGTTAGTGAAACAAATGTACCGTAGTGAATCCGTCCCCGCGGTGTGGTGCAGTAAGACACCTTGGAAGTCTGATCGACCTTTGTAAGGGTCAATGCTAGGCGAGTCCCAGCCTTGCACAAACTGGCTCTTGACTTTGTATTTCTTTAACTTGTAGGCCAGCCGCTTAGTGCTTACCTTCATCGGCCGCACGTTTCACAGTGTTCATCGCCCCAATGTTCATCGGGCTTGACAACATTCGGCTGGTGTTGTATTCGAACCATGCTCGGTGTATCGGCGTCATTTACACCGGAACCGACAAGGCTCGTTAAAACACTGGCGATAGCCGACAGCCCGACGATACTCCAGAACTGCTGCCAATCAACATCGAGGATACCAGTCTGACCTACAACCCAGAACGACAGCGCGACCTGCGCCGCTGTCTTGATCGCCCGCTCTGCGGTCTGCTTCCAAAACTCTTTACTCCACATGTCTAGCTCCTAACGGTTTTCAATGTGCCATTCGATGTGGTCATCGACCTTGCCTCTGATCTCGCGCACGTCAGCGCGGATCTCGTTTAGCGTGTCTCTGGTGCTGCTGCCGCCGTTCGGTTTAAACTCGCGACTCATGCTGATCTGCGCCTTAATGACCCACAGCAAGCAGCCGGCTATCGCGCCCAGTATGGCGAACAGGCCGACCGAGATGCCGATCACCTCGGCTGCGCTCATGGAGCCTCGTCCTCCGCTGGTGCTTCCGGCGCGACGAACTCGTCAAGATCGGCGTCGTAAGTGAAACCGATACCGGCGTAGCGTCCGCGAATGTTGCCGTTGTACGAGGTGCGAATCCACTCACCGTGCAAACCGATGCCGTGAATGTACGCCTCGATCGCCGCGTCACTCTCTGTCTCATCAAGGTCGTCTGGTACGACGATGACCTCACGGACGATGCCGTCCTCAATGCGTGCCGCATGTGCCATTAGTTCTGACCTCCGTCTAGTTTCTGAATACCCATTTACGCTGTCCTTACTCGCACGATCACAACACCGCTGCCGCCAGAACCGGCGTTGGCTTGTGTTGAACTTCCGGTGCCACCGCCGCCACCCCCGGTGTTGACTGTACCGGCTGTGCCGGAGCCTGTGTTACCGGAACCGCCAGCACCGCCGCCGCCAGCGCCACCAGCGCCTCCTGTGCTACCAGAACCACCACCACCGCCGCCACGAGTCGTTGCTGAACCGTCAATAGATGACGACGAACCAGCGCCACCTGCGCCACCCGTGCTACCAGCCGCATTGTTTCCTACTGCGCCAGCACCACCACCAGCGCCGCCAGCCGTTGACGTTCCCGTGCCGCCATCGTTACCAACAATTGCAAGGCCTGTGCCACCGGCATTGTTTGCCCCGCCGCCGCCGCCAGAACCACCCGGCTGTCCGTCGCCGCTTGTTCCCCCACCGCCACCACCGCCAGACGCGATGTAATAACCAAGGGAGGACGAACCCCCCGGTCCTCCCATCTGATTAGTACCGCCGCGAGCAGAGCCACCAGCGCCGACCACGACCGTCAGCGTTCCTGAAGGTAAGTGGACAGAAGCCTGATCCAGCACACCACCAGCGCCCCCACCACCGGAGTGATTGCCGCCGCTGTTACCTGTTCCACCAGAACCGCCGCCGCCAATCACCAGAACGTCAGCGAAACCAGCCGTGTTCACCGTCAACGAACCACTACTCGTGAACTCAAAATACGAGTACGTCGCGCCACCAGATGAGTACGAACCCGTAGCGGTGTTGCCGATAGAAGCGAAACCAGCGACCGGGGTGTACGGACGCGCTACACGAACAACAACCTTACCGGAGCCACCAGCGCCACCAGCGTAGTATGTCGGAGAACTGAAACCGCCACCGCCGCCCCCGCCACCTGTATTAGCCGTGCCGTTACTTCCGGCGCCGTTATAGCCTCCTGCGCCACCGCCGCCAGAACCACCAGCGGCCGCACCTGTGCCATTGGTAACTTCGCCGCCACCACCGCCACCAGCATATGTCACCGATGAGCCTGTTATAGAACTCGCTAAGCCAGCACCACCAGCGCCACCATTTGCTGTGGCATTGGAACCCACGGCGCTTGCTCCGCCGCCACCTCCACCGCCGTAGTTTACGGTTGTGCTTCCGGCTCCTCCGTCATTTCCTTGCGTTGGTATACCTGACCCAAATGGAGTGTTTGTACCTCCGTATCCGGTAGTGCCACCGCCGCCACCTGAGCCGCCTCCGGGTTTGTTTGTGTACGTCAGATTGAGGGACGCATACCCATTCCCACCGCCGCCACCTGCGCCGATAAGCGATCCGAGCCGACTTGCGCCTCCGGTTGCTCCGCTCATTGGAGAACCATCAGCGATGCCAGCGCCGCCTGTTCCTCCGGCGCCAATCGTCACCGCATAAGTATCGGCCGCCAAATAGATTTGCGTATAGTTTCCAAAACCTCCGGCTCCACCGCCGCCGCCACCCGTATTAGCGCCTCCGCCGCCACCGCCGATGACCAGCACATCAGCCAACCCCGCCTGCGAAACCGTCAAAGACGAACTGCTATCAAACTCCCAATAGTCATACGTCACCCCACCAGACGAGTAGTTACCCGTCGGAGTGTCAGAGATCGCAGCACCACCAAGCGCACCACCAGAAACCTCAGTCCACGCGCTCCCGTCGTAAATCTCCAACTTGTCGTCATCGCTGCGGTAGCAAGCCTGACCCTCAACAGGTGAAGTGATCGCCGCGTCACGCGCAGTCGCGTCAGCAAACACAGCGATACCCTGCATCAAGTAATCGTTCGTGTCAGCCGCCGTGAGCACGTCACCGCTGTTAAACGTCTTGAATCCACCAGCAGGCATTAGAGTGTCTCCCAACTAGAGCCGTCATAGTAAACAAGTGAATCATCATCTTTAAGAAAAGCAAACATGCCTTCGCTCGGGCTTGTGATCGCCGTATCCCTAGCAGAACTCGACGCGAACACCATGACTTGCTGCTGCATGATGTAAGTATTCACATCGGCGGCAGTCAGAACGTCACCGCTTGCAAAAGTCTTAAAGCCTGCACCTGCCATTTTAGCTCCTTAGAAACCTAGAGTGCTCGTGTCAAGAATACCGAACAGTGCGCTGTCAAGAATAAACGAGGCTTGCGCCTGACTCATCGAAAGTGTTACAACGTGGTTCGGTTCGGCTCGCGTAAACGAATGCTCAATGCGATCCAGTGTTGCGTACTGACTAATTGCTGCGCCGGTGCTGGGTGCGAAAACAACTTGCAGCGGGTCAGCAACCTCGAGGGCACCAACCGTTGCTCTCTGTGACGCATTTAAGCCATCAACGACAATCGAAACGCTAGTGATCTCATAGGCGACATCTTTATGCCGCGCCAAGAGAAAGTCAGCAAGTTCACCCAACTCTGTGTCATCGTCGAATAAGAGATCCGTTTGGCTTAACTCACTTTTGCCGTACGTTGTTTCACTGGTCGAGTCCGTGCGGGTTTCCGTGCCGCCGCCTTTTCTTGTCAGTTTAACTGTGTTAAAGATTTGATCGGTGCTGCTGTCAACTTCGATACTGCTGATCGGTACACCGCCTGTACCTAGCACCGTGGCTGTCGCAAAGTTTTGTGTTGCTTGTCTATCTTCGAAAGTAGCCAGACCTTGGCGATCCATGTAGAACGCGCCGAACTCCGTGTTCTTGATTGTGGATATGTACGACAGCAGGTTGGTGTTTGCTGCTGGTGTATCGGCTTGCAGGGTGACAAGCCCGGCGTCTAGATCTCGCTTACCTGTCGGCCAGCCGGACTCTGTGAGCACAGCGCCTATTCGCGCACCGCTAGTCTGCGCCGATTTAGTTGTGGTGGTTACATTCGTTTGACCGAGAGTCAAGAAACCGTCACCGCATATGGCTGTCGTCGTGCTGTCACCCGACACGGCGTAATCAATCTGCCAGTCATCAACTAGACCGCTAAAGATTGGTACACCGTCCAGAAGGATCTGCATGTTTTTACGCGGCACAATGTTATCAACGTACGGGAAACTGGCCCCGCTACCCGATAACGGGTCGAATAATCTTGCGCGGTTATCCAACACGATCGAAGCAGAACCCGCCTGGACTTCGCCGAGCAGAGCACTACGCCCGCGCGAGATACTAAGTGTCCGCACTTTATCGGTCACATCTACAAGCGAGAAATCACCACCGAGAGTGTAGACAGTGTTGTCAAGTTTGCCCTTGACCGCACCATCTAGCTCAAAAAAGTTTGTGACCCCGCCGGCGTCCTGGCTGAAAGCAAAGACAACTTGGATAGCCATTACGCAACCTTCACAGGCAGAGGTCCGTTTTGCCTTTCGTACTGCTTAAGAGCCTCGACTATCTGGCGACCTACTGCGCGACCATCTGTACCGATACCAGCGTTCACGTTGATCACGATATTGCTGGTGCTGTTAGAACCGGACATGCCGCGAGATAACGGGACAACGGCTTCCGGTCCAGCCTCACCGATTAACGCCAAGGTCGGCTGAGTAACGATACCGCCTCGTGCAAGAGCCGGTATCGAAGCAAGACCTTTCGTACCGATAGAGAACGGGCCGAATGTTTTGCTTGCCGGCCCGACACCGACAGTAAACTGTGGCACTTCGAACTTAAGGCTATTCCATGCACCGATGATCTTGTTAATGCCTCGGATAACAAAGTTAATCGCGCCTTTTATCGTGGACTCAATTGTGTCCTTGACAGTGTTAAAGACACCAGCGATAAAGTCACGAATGGCTGTGAACGTCTCCACAAACGCGGTCTGCACACCCGTGACAAACTCTTGAATGCGCGAAACTGCCTCGGTGGAAAACTCTCCGATGGCCACAGAAACCTCGGCAATCTTACCGATCACCTTTACCCAAAAGCCAATCAAGTTAATCAAAGCCGAGATAATGAAACCGATCACTTGGATTAGTTTCGTGAGGTAAATGCTGTAAAACTCGACGATGATCGGGACGACCTTGTCCGCAATGAACTGTGCAGCAATCTTAAAACCGTCACGGAGTTGCATTAATGTTTCGCGGTTCTCTTCCAGGGTTTTCTTAACCTGGTCAATGACACCGATCACTGCGGCACGTATTCTTTCGAAAGCAGCCTTCACTGCGTCACGCAATGTTTGGCTGTTCTTCCACAGATACATGAAGCCGGCGGCGAGAGCAGCAGCCGCTAACACAACACCAGCGATGATCAAAGTAACTGGGTTGATTGCAGCCACAATGGCACCGAAAATGCTTATCAGTTTACCGACCACCAATAAAACCGGCCCGATCGCAGCAGCAATCCCAGCCACCTTGATAATCATTTCTTGCATAGGCTGCGGGAGTGTTCTAAAACCTTCCGTCAGTTTACCGACGAACATTGTTAGTTGCTCGACAAGATCCGCGGCGCGATCTAGTAAACCGCTATCCGCGAGAGAGATCATTAAACCTTCGAAAGCGGATTTGAGCTTCGTAACGGCGCCGTTGAGACCTTCCAGTTGTGTGCTGGCGATGTTATCGGCTGTGCCGCCGGACGTCTCCAACATACCTGTAAGTTCGGTGAGCGCACCGGAACCTTGACCGAGTAGGGCAGCCATACCGGGTCCCGCTCGGGCACCGAACACCGCCATGAGATCCGCTGTGCTCGCACCCGATTTTGCGAAAACGTCCATGATATCCGCGAAAGATTTAAGATTGCCTTCCGCGTCCAAGAATGCGAATGAACCGTCCTCGGCTTGGATACCCAGGTCGTACATGGTGTTGGCGGCTTTTTTACTGGGGTCCAGTAGTCGGCTAATGACGTTGCGCAGAGTTGTGCCAGCCATGCTGCCTTGGATACCAGCGTTACCTAGTAAGCCTACGGCGGCTGCTGTTTCTTCGAAACCCATTCCCGCGCTCGCCGCAATCGGGCCGACGTATTTCATTGCATCACCGAGTTGCAAGAGATCCGTGTTTGATGATGTAAATGTTTTCGCCAGGATATCTACCGTGCTGGACATCTGGTCAGATGTTCGACCGAAGCCGGTTAGAATGTTCGATGAAATATCCGCGGCGGTTGCGAGATCCATTTGACCCGCGGCCGCCAGGCTTAGAACACCAGGCATAGACTCCAGTATGTCGTTGGTTTTAAAACCCGCCATGGCGAGAAACGACATTCCGTCCGCGGCTTGACCGGCGGTGAAAGCGGTCGTGCGCCCTAACTCTTGCGCGAGGTCTCGCAGATCAGTGAAGTCCTCACCAGTGGCTCCGCTAATCGCACGAACCTTGTTCATGGATTTCTCAAAGTCACCCGCTGCTTTGAGAGACAACGCGCCCAACCCGACGATAGGTAAGGTTAGACCTTTCGTTAAACCGCCGCCGGCTTTACTTACCGAAGCACCAACACTTTGGATCTTCTGCCCCATCGCCTCAAACTTTTTACCGAATGTTTGAGTTTTGGCTTGCATCTTGGCGATCTCACGCTGGGCGCGAGCAAGGTCTTTGCCGTCGAACTCTGAAAGCAGTTTAATGAGCACAGCGTTTTTAGCCACCTAATGCTCCTAACTTTGCTTGCGCCTGTTTCTGCGCCTTTTCGACAGCCAGGCTAATGTTCTTAAATGCGTCGTCCTTGTTAAACTTTTCTGACGAGTCAAAGGCGGCGTACAGTAACCGACTGGCTGGTCGACCAGACTTGTTGCGAATGTTCTGCACGAATACGCTTTCACTCGGTGGTGTTTTGCGACCCGCTAACTCCCAGATAACACCAGCCGGTGACGTGTTAAAAACACCCATGAAGTTATTAGAGACTTGACCTCTGCGCCTATTCTTGGCGCGAGTCACTTTGATTCCGCCGCGAATAGTTGCTGCGTCGTAACCACCGCGCCAGTTTTTCCAGCCGCTTAACCCGTTCGGGTCAACAAGTTGCCGAGCCTCGTCACGCAGCGCAACGGCTTCCTGTTTGATCTCATCGACCGCTATCTTTGCGGAGTCGGCGTCGAGCTCCTTTAGAACAGCGATCGTGTTACGAAACCCGAAGGCCTTAACTTTCATTTGCGACCTTTCTGCTGGGCTTTACGATGTTCATTGTTACGCCAACGCAAGTATCTTTGCATTGTTGTTATCATGCGCGGCGACTCGCTTAGCACAGCAGACGGGGCGAGACCAAACTCATACGCCAAATGCACCACATGCCAGGTTACGGCTTTGTCTCCAAAGGGACTATTTCTTGATCCTCCGCAATCTCAATATCTGGATCTGTATTCTCAATCCAGGTGTCGAAATCCGGTAACGTTGGATCCTGTCTCTGCATGGCGTGGTGCGCCAACCAATACAAGTCTTTGATCCTGAAATCACTTTGGAAGTTACTTACTGATTTGTCAAAGGCTTCCTCAAAGCGGACAAGATCCACCGCCGACACGGTAACATCGACGGTGGATCCGCCCTCGGAGGAAACACGCAACAGCATTTTCATAGCAGGACTCCTTAAGGGTTTTTACTTACGAGGTGGCGCGAGTAACTGCACCGTCAATCGGCCAGGTTACGCTCTGCGTGGCGAGGTCACCGACGCTACTGTTAAACGGCTGGGTTTGAGTAACCAAGCAGTTCATCGTGTACGTCGGGTTATCGGTACCGACCGCTGCGCTTGTCGGCTTAAGCACAACTTCGACCGAGGTGCCGAGAGCCGCGAAAATTGTGTCATCAGTTGCGCTCGCCGCGAAATCCTGGTGGAGCTCCAAGGTTAGCGTACCGGTCTTGAGACCACCGATGCGCGTACGGAACGTGTCACCCATCGCAGTTGTTTCGATGTCCTCGGACTCGATAGATAGTTCGGCCGAAACCAGCACCGCGCTGAAATCGGTTCCACCAATCGTGATGGAATAGTCTGTGGCAGCAAAGATTGCCATTGGGTTTCCCTTTCTTTAATCGCTGTAAACAACGCAAGTAAACTCCGCCGACAGATAGGTGTTCGGACCCACTGTCATACCGGAGTAATTGCGCATCTGTGTAACGCGCAGGTCTTTAACAACACCGCCTAGGGTTTTATCACCTTCGACGGCTGCCTTGATACTTGACGAACCTGTACCGGTACAGTAACCGTCAAGTAAGTTTTGTGCTGATCGCTCATCTATGCGACCAACAATAACTAGGATTGTAAAGTTAAACGTGTCCAGTCCGCGAGCCATAGCCGTGTCATACTGGACGTCCTGCGGAAAGATTATTGCCTGCGGAGGATTCGGGTCGTCCGGTACAGTTGCTGCTGTTCGTAACCCGCTAATGGTCCCGAGTCTTGTGGCGAGACCGCTACGGATCTCGCTGATCGTCGCCATTAAGCAACGCCCTTGTACTTTACGAACGGGGCAACAAGTTGCGCAACATCGGGGTCGAGTCCTCGGCTAACTCGCATTGCACCGAAATCTCCGAACCCGGCGACACCCAGAGGGCTGTCAAGTCTTTTAAAGATCCTCATGGATTGGATAACCGCTGCTTGCTGCACTTGACTGGGCACCGCAGAGAAACCCCAGGTCCCGATGATCTTCACGTCCGCTTCGAAACCACCGAGACTTGTCGACACCGGCCAGACGTAACGGTCAATGGCTCGGATACGTGTGCTAGGAAAATCAATACCGTCCGCTAAACCGTTCAGAGGTTCTAACTGGTAGTCAGTTGTTGCCCAGGTCACGTCATAGTTACCGTCACTCTGACTGCTTGTCTGGATACTGGTCACAGAAACCAAGTCATCAATCTGTAACACGTAACTGTTCTCTGGAATGAAGTAGCGAGTTGCTGACGCGCTATCGAACTTGCGACCACAGTAACCGTCGATCAACGCCGACGCGCTCGTGGCGGCCATTGTGATAAGAGAGTCATCAACCGTGTCGGTAATATGCAGAGCCGCTTTCACCTCGGCGACACTTGCGTACAAAGCCATTGTTCTCCCTTATCTTAATGGAGTGTGATGGGGGGCGAGTCCTGCGTGCCCCACCCCCCACCACGCTTAGGGTCCTAATCTCTTAGGAGGCGCCGCCCGTGAACTTCTTCACGTGTGAGGTCTGCGGCAGGTCACCATCGACCCGCAGCGAGCAGCGGAACGTCACGAGACCATTAGCAAATGCGTAATCGTCGGAACGCTCCAACTTAATGCCGCCGGCCTGGCGAACGTAGTAGGACGGGAAGTGTCCAGCCAGAGCAGAGACAGCACCGAGACCGACAGCGGCCATGGCGTTGTTCTCAATCAGCGGGAACCCGAGCAAGGTGTCCGGGGTCGCGTCACTAGCCGACGGGGCAAAGATGTACTGGCTTGCACCGTCCTGCAGCAAACGAGCGTCCACAACGGCGGACGTCGCAAGCATGAGCCCGAAGCCGGGGAGAGCGCGAGCAGCGGGGTCAGCCGCGTACACGAGATCAACCAGGTTCTCGTAGGTGAACTTGCCGGTAACACCAGTGCCGCCGGTCACACCTGCGGAAGCCGCAGACACGATACCGTTCGGCTTCGATGAACCGTCGCCGACGGTCAACTCGCTGTTAACCTTCACACCGATGGCTTGACCACAGTTGGTCGCAACCATGTCGGTGATCGACACGTGCGCGTCCTCGAGGAGCTCCGAGGAGACCTGCAGGAGGAAAGCGTACTTGTATGCGCCCAGGGTCGTGGTCGCCAGGGTCGGATCAGACTCGCCGATCGAACCGGCCTCCGCGACAAGCGCGGCGGTCGAGTAAGCAGTCATTGACGGGATCTCGAGGTCCTCACCAGACGAGGTGTTAAGAACGGTCGAGGTGCGCAGCATCGGTCCGGTGGACTTTGCGATGTACAGAACCTGGTCAAAGAACGAGGTCGGTACAGGTGCACCGGTGCTGCCCTTGGTGATGTCGCGCTTTTCGAAAGTGACGCTGCGCCGCTCACCGCGAGCCAGCGACCGAATGAGCGAGTCATCGTCCATTTCATCAGCCGGTGCGGGCACAGATACTGTGCGAGCCTCGGCGTGTGCAGCAGTCGCTGCTTCGATTTCCTTTTCGGCGTCCTGCAGGCTACGGAAGTCATTTTCCCGCGCCTTCAGTTCGTCCATGTGCGCAAAGGCGCGGTCAACTGACTGGCGCTCCTCTGCGTCGAGGTTACGTGATTCAGAGCCAGCGCGGTCAAGGATTTCCTTGGCCTGCTCGTAGGCGTTCACTCGCTCCTCACGTAGGTGCTTAATGTAGTCCATCTGACTACTCCTAACGTGTTGTTATCGGATCGCAGGTTACTTGTTCGACGCGGCTCCGCAATCGAATAACACCAGGCGCGGCTCCGCAACCTGGTGAAGTGGAGGTGGTCGGAATCGAACCGACGTTCCGTTCGGTTCCCTCGTGGGGTTTTTCGAACGGGCTAACCAGTGCACCCCCTCGCCTTAGAATGTCTTGGCGATAAGTTCCAGTTTGTCTCTCAGCAAGCCGACAGTTTCGTCAGCCTCTTGTGGTTCAGGTTCCGGCTGATCGCTCTGTCTCTGCACAACTTGGATTAACAGATCCGCTTGATTGCTGTCCAGCGTTTCGCCTGCCTCAAGGACGGTGAGTGCTTCAGCAAGTAACTCGGCGTCTGTTTCCGTACGCTGGGCAAGCAGAGTTGCTTTACGAATAGTTGCGCTTGTGGCTTCGTAAGCCGGGAACCCTGTGACGATAGAAACCTCACGCAAGGCAATCTCATTTAGATACCTACGCTGACCGTCGGAGCTCCACTCATCGGTTCCGGCCGGTACATGAAAACCGAAACTCATGGAGTCAACGTCACCGCGCTTCATTAACACGGCGAGATCCTTGGCGTAACTTGTTTCGGGTAGGTCCGCGTCCACTCGCAAGCCTCGTGAGTCCTCTTTAAGGCGCAGCGTTCCGGCGCGAGTCGAGGCCAGCACCATTGTGTCCTCGTGGTTGACAAACATTTTAATCTGGTTACGGCTTGACAGGGTTCGCTCAAAGGCACCAGGTCGGATCTGCTCAATGAACGGTAGCGGTTCACTGTCGCTGTTAAACACTGCGGCGTAACCACTAAAAGACCGACCGCCGCTTTCCTCTCGCAACTCAAGATCCTGCACCTGGACTTGGCGCATCTCAACAGTAGACATTTGCCCTCTTTCGCCTTTAATCTTTTCTGCTTGCTTGCTTAACCATTTCCTTGCAGGCTCTGGGTTTAACGGGTCAATGCCCCAGAGATAATGCGCCACGGCACCTGGTCCAGGCCATTCACGATTATCGGGATCATTGTTTTTCGGTCGCTGCAGATCAACTTTATGTCGAGCAGCCCACGCATTCGCTCGTATAACCTTATCGTCGGACATTTGCCCGCGAGCCATAGCACGAGCCTCACGGAGTGTTCCTTCGGTGAGACCTTTCCCACCTTTACCTTCCCGATAAAGTTTAAGACCGCGCTTCGCGGCTTCCTGGACGTACTCTGGAACCGATACGGCTCGCAGATCTCTCTTCGTGCGTCGCGGGTGATCCGGGTGCAGTAAGTCATTATCCTGGACATATGTTTTGCGCTGCGGTCGACCAGTTCGCGCCAAAAACAAGAAAGCATTAACACGAGCAAAAGCCCACGCACTTCGACTAATACCAGGCCGATGACTCGTGCTGTAAGCACCTGCCCCGCGCCTGTAAACCGCCTTCAATGCACCAAGGCGAACACGAGTCCATTCCGGCCGATTACGTTCACGCATTTTTTCGTTATGCTCATCGGCTTTGTTTTTTAATGTGGTTTCAGTTCTCGCGCTTAACTTAATACTGTTACCGGATCCGCTTGCGCTGCCCTCTGGGTTTTTCTTACTGCCTTTAATCTGGTCTTTCTTCGGGGCAGGCG